CAAATATGAAATAGCTTTGTCACTCAGTTACATAGGTGTTTTGCACAATAAGGAAGAAGGTGATGAGAAGCAAGGTTACTTGAAAATTTTTGACAAAATCATCAAAGAAGAGTTAGAAATGAGGAGAGCAAGACCTCAGTATATGGGCTTCAGAGAATCTCCTGACGGAACTTACAGAGATCATGAATTTTCTCCAACAACAGCAAAAGCCGTGGGTACAGTTGTAAAAAGATATTTGGAAAAGAAGTACAACAATTGTTATCACGAGATACTTAAAACAAAACTTGAAAACTACAATTTTAAAAGAACAATGGACACTTTTGCTACATACAAATCATCTGCAGTTCCTGGAACAGACAACAAGTATTTCGAAGGAATAGAAATGAATAGAAGACGGAAAGTGATGGAGGGAGTTGCTGCAATCATGGAAGAAGAAGGAGTAACAGAAAGACCAATGGCCTGTATTGCCAAATTATTAGACATTTGTGAAAAAAGAGGAGGAGTAAGAGCAAACTTGTTTAAGAAATTGCAGCTATCTGGGGTGAGAGAAATTTTTATATTAGATATTGTCAGCAGACTCACAATTCACTTCTTGGAGTCTCTATGTAGAATAATAGGCAGTGAATTACCCGAGGATATGCTAGATCACGGAACTGAAAAAATATCTGTCTCTCTCAATCATCCATACAAAGTTTCGACCAAGAAGAGAGAAGCTGATTTTGAAGCCACCATAACAGATTCTGATGATGCAAGCACTTGGTGTCAGAGATTCATCATGCCAGTTTTCGGATGTTTCTTAAGACCCATATTACCAAAAGAGTTATATGGAATCGTGGTTAGAATCTTAAATCAAGTAACTTTAAAGCAACTAGAGCTTCCAAAACAACTGATGACAATGTTCACAGCAAATCCTGACATTTGGAATTATGACCCAACTATCAATGAATTAAAGAGGCAATTTCTGGGTTTAGACAGAAAAGATGTCCCATCCAAAATCAAAATTCCAGACAGAGATGGAAGTTTTGAAAATGATCTATTGTCTGAGAAAGGAAGAATCTGGCTCACAAATAGGTCAAATTTTATGCAAGGAATTTTGCATTTCTGTTCAAACCTTTTGCATGTGGGAGTTCTAAGAACTTTATTTTACTATAATAATAGACTATTGAAGAGTTATCAAGCTATCAAAATGATAAGTGCAGACACTAGATTAGTTCAAAGCTTAAAAGCATCTTCTGATGACTCTTCTATGATTCGAACAGGGATAACTAGTGACACTTCTGATCAGAACAAATTACGGCTAATTTCTTTTCTAACAGCGACAAGCAGATGGAAACGATTCATGTACAGAAGACTTACCATTTTACATAGTGATGCTAAGAGCACATCAGAAAATTTCTCTCTGATAGAAGAATTTAATTCAAACTGGTTCATTAGCAACACTATGGTCATGCCTGTAATCAAATTCGTTTATGCAGCGACTAGTGCAAGAGTCACATCCAAGATGGATGATAGGCAACTAATTATGTCAAATCTAAGAAAACAAATTGTGGAAAATGGTGGATCTCATTTATTAGCATCAGTAATTCAACATTGTCAAGCGAGAATTCATTATCAGACATTAGGGTGTAACATGAATAAAAACTATTTGCTTTTCAAACCGTTACTAGAAGAATTAAGGCACCCAAGCATAGGGTTCTTTTGTTTTGAGCCTGAAATGATCTGTGGCGTGTTAGGATATGATTTAGCTCACTGGGCAGTAGTCAGAAACTTTAAAACAGC